TATGGTATTCCAAAATTAGCAGAAGTTTTAAATGTAGATAAAAAAGATGTTACAAAATTATTTAATTGGATTGGTGTTAAAAATAATAGCGAAGAAATACAGGAACATATAGGTGACATAGTTGAATACGGCAGTGATAGGTATTTTGTAAAAATTTATTCAATAGAAGATGGAAAGAAAATAGAAACAGACATAACTGTAGAAGGTCCACAGCTAATGAAAAAGAAAATTTTTTATGATGAAGTAATGAAACAAGCAGCTGTTTTTTTACCTTTTATGAAAGAAATGGATTTTGATAAAATGATGATAGCAAAATTTCAAGCAAGAACTAAATCACAAGACTACGACCCTGAGTCTAGTGAAGATGTAAGATTTATAGGATGGTTTGAATCTTTTATTGATAAGTTTAAAGCTTATACAGATAAGAAAGAATTAGCAGATTTTAATATGCCATATTTTAATATGAAGAATAGTAGTTTGGAATTTAATTTAAATAAATTTGACGAATTTTTAGCTGAAAAGAGAGTAACTTTAGCAAGAGTAGATCTTGTTTTAAAATGCAAACGTATTTTAAGAGCTAAAAGATACAGAGGTAAATACAAAGAACAGTCTTGCCCTTCTTATAAAATAGATAACTATAATATAAACAAGGATCATTTGATCATAGAAGGAGAAGCTCAAGAAATAGAAGAAAGGACAATAACACATGAAGCAACCTAAATTTGTATCTGGTCCTCCAGGCACAGGAAAAACTCACATATATTTAATAGACAAGTACAAAGAGTTATTAAAAAGTTACAATCCAGAAAAAATAGTAATGTTATCACATACAAATGTAGCTGCAGATGAATTAAAAGATGCAGTTTTAGAGATACCTGAAATAAAAGAACGAGGTTTAAGAAAAAAATTTTTTAAATATAAAATATGCACAATACACGCTTTTTGTAAAAGTAAATTATTAAAAAAAGAACTAAGAACTTATGCAGATTACCTTAACTTATGTGCAGAGAATAGTGGTTTTAAAGCACAGAGAGTATCTCCATCAGAATTTGATAATGATAAACATAAATTTTTTAAATTTCTTGGCGATGCTTTTGGACAAGGGAGAACAATTAAAGAGCATTGGAATTCTTTAAGAGAAACTAGTTCTAATTATCATCCTTACAATAATTTTAGAATGATTTATGAAATGAAAGAAGTGTACGATAATTATAAAAAAATTAATCAAGTGTGTGATTATGATGACATGATAAAAGATTTTATAGATCACGCAGTTGTTCCTGACATAGACGTTTTAATAGTTGATGAAGCCCAAGATAGTAACGTACCACAATTAAAAGCCCTAGAAAAAATGTCTACAAATGTAAAAGAGTATTACATGGTAGGGGATGCAGATCAGACAATTTTTGAATTTTCTGGTGCTAATGCAGATTATTTTCACAGACTTTCCAAAGATGCAGAACAATTAGAAGATGGTCTTCGATGTGGAGAAACAATAAATAAATTGTGTAAAAATATAATACAGCCAATATGGGATCATTACGGGTATGAAAGAATTTGGAAACCTGCAAAAAATGTTATCGGAACCCATTATTATTTACCAAGTCTTACTACAGACTGTTCAGCTATGGAAAAATTGTTAGACAAAATAAAAAATACAAAAGAAACTTTTTTATTTACTTATAGAGGAACTCCTTCTGGTAAATGGGCAAGATCTTTTTTACATTATCATGGAATAGAGTTTTGTCATGTAGGTAGTGATCCTTATGTTTCTAAAAAAGAAATAAGATGTCATAAAACATGGCCAGAATTTGTAAACGGAAAAGCAATGTCATTAAAACAAATAAAAGAATTTTGGAATTACATGGGTCAACAAGTTATTGTAAGAGGAAAGGGAGAAGCAACTTTTGAAGACTGGATAAACAAAGATTATTTTATTCATGAGTTAATAGAAAAAAAATATTTACGCGAAGAAAGCCTTGATTTTACTGACTTTTATCACACAAGGATTAAATCAAGAACAGATGAAGAAAAAATTATATACATAAATAATTTAATAAGAGAGGGAGTTGATACAGAAGGAAAGGCAAGAGTTTACTATGGAAACATACATAAAGTTAAAGGACAAACTTACGACAATGTAATAGTCGATGAAACTTGCACTAGACGAGAAGATTATTTTACTCAACTACGTTTAAAGTATGTGGCATATAGTAGAGGTAAAGTAGATTGTTGGACTGTAGCATCACAAGATAGATATACATTAGGAAAAAAATATGACGGATAAAACTATATTTAAAGGTATGCAATATGATTGTTTAGAAAAACAAGTTGGAGGAAAACATTATAAAAATTTTAAAATCCAACCTGCAGAGTTTATAAATGAAAACAAATTGCTTTTTGCAGAGGGTAATGCTATAAAATATATATGCAGGCATCCACACAAGGGCAAGCAAGAAGATATAAAGAAAGCAATACATTATTTACAAATGATATTAGAAAGGGATTACGATGTGTAAGACACCAGAAGATTTAGATTTAGACGGTATAACTACAGTTGCAGTTGACTTAGAAACTTATGATCCTAATTTAAAAACAAAAGGTCTAGGTGCTATAAGAGGCGATGGTTTTGTGTGTGGAGTTGCAATTGCAACAGGAAAAGATACTGTTTATTTTCCGCTTAGTCACTCAGATACAAATTTATCGTTAGATAAAAAATTAAAGTTATGGGAAGTTTTAGATGAAAAATTATTTCAAAATGAAAAAATTACAAAAGTATTTCACAATGCAATGTACGACGTGTGTTGGATTAGGGCTGTAACAGGTAAAAAAATGAAAGGTCGTATCGTAGATACGATGGTTGCAGCTTCTGTAATTGACGAAAATAGATTTAGGTATTCATTAGATTCTTTATCTAAAGATTTTTTAAAAGAAAGAAAAGGAGGGTATGACCTACAAGAAAAAACTCTTGCATGGTCTAAAGGAACAATTAAAGATCCGATGAGTAATATGCACAAACTACCTGCATCTATTGTAAAAGATTATGCAAAACAAGATGTTGATTTAACTTTAAAGCTATGGGAACTGTTTAATAAAAAATTTGATGAAGTATTATACACTAAATATAAAGAAGATGAAAAAGGAAAAATATTAAAAGATGAAAAAGGAAACCCTATCATACTTGAAGAAAAAACAAGTAGAAATATTTTTGAACTAGAAACAAAATTGTTTCCATGTTTAGTTGACATGAAATTTAAAGGCGTTAAGATTGATGTCGAAAAAGCTAAAGCATTTGGTAAACGTTTAGAAAAAACTAAAAATAATATTATAAATTATATTGCTAGAAAAACTAATATTCGAATAGAAATATGGGCAGCATCTTCTATTAAAGCTTTGCTAGATCATCAAGATATTAATGATTATACAAAAACACCTAAATCTGGAATGCCACAGCTTCCTAAAAATTATTTATCTACTCATAAAAATAAATATTTAAGACTGATAGCTAAAGCTAGAGAATTTGATAAAGCTAAAAATACTTTTATAGAAGGACTATTAGGGTTTGTTCATAATGGACGAATACATGCAGATATAAATCAAATTAAAGGAGAAGATGGAGGAACTGTGACTGGCAGATTTTCTATGAGTAACCCTAACTTGCAACAGATTCCATCTAAAGGTTATATAGGCAAAAAAATGAGAGAATTATTTATTCCTGAAACAGGCAGTGAGTGGTACAGTTTTGACTATAGTCAACAAGAACCTCGTATTGTAGTCCACTATGCTATTAAATTAGGTATGGCTGGAACTGCAGATTTACAAAAAGAATTTGACAAAGAAGATGCTGACTTTCATCAAATTGTTGCAGACATGGCTAATATACCAAGAAAACAAGCTAAAACAATTAATCTTGGTTTGTTTTATGGTATGGGTAAAATAAAATTACAAAAAGAATTAAGCTTAGATCCAAAACAAGCTCAAACATTATTTAATACTTACCATGCTAAAGTTCCTTTTGTAAGACAGTTATCTCGAGATTTATCAGACTTTGCAAGTAACGAAGGACTGTTATTTACATTAGGAGATAGGTTTTGTCGTTTTGATAAATGGGAAAGTAGAGATAAAGAATGGAACCCTGAAACTAATCGTTTTACTGAAGTAAAACTTCACGCTACAAGAGAAGATGCTATTGATGCTTATAAATTAGAGCAAATGGAAAAATATAATAAATATATAGACCCTGAAAATCAACATTTTGAAAAACACTACACTAGAGCATTTACATACAAAGCATTAAATAGATTAGTACAAGGGTCAGCGGCAGATATGACAAAAAAGGCTATGGTAGATTTATACAAAAAAGGTATAGTACCACATATACAAATACACGATGAACTTTGTGTATCTATCAAAGACAAAGAAACACGAACCATGGTTCAAGATACAATGGAACAAGCTATTAAGTTAGAAATAAATAACAAAGTAGATTGTGAACACGGTCCTAATTGGGGCCAAATAAAATGATAAATTATGGCTTACTTAAATGCAAATATACCTGTACAATACGCACAAATAAAAAAGGAGTATTTATATGACCTTAAAAAACATCATGGCGAAGTTGAAGACTGTATTATCTTCGGCATCACGGCTATTACCGGTAGAGCTATTCTCTGGCATGCCATCATGGAAAACGGTGCTATCTTTTATCGTTTACCCATATCGGCTTTTATTCAACGTGATTATGACCCCGAGTCTGTTCCGACCAAAAGACTTGATGAATTGGAACTGTGGAATAGTTTTTCTTATTACCCTACTGTTACTAATTGGGATATTTTAAGCGCTACTTCAGGCAAATACATAGGTAAAGATAAGAAATGGTACCACGGTAAATATTTATTTACTGTTGACTGGGCGCATCCAGATGCTAA